TAGTTTAAGCACCTATATGAAAGTTATTGAAACAGACTCTCGTAATGGTATTAGAGTTATGAGTTGGATTAAACCCATTGCTATACCAAGTGGTTCAAGAATTGCTACCAGTTGGGAACCTGTGATCGTTCGCGTTCCCAAAGAACGCAGAGGTTGGAAGTCTGGTAAACGTATGAAAGATCATTTAATTGCAAACCCCAAACAAAATGGTTTTGTTGGTGCCAAACCTGAAGAGTGGACACATTGGGTTCTTGATGCTATGGGATACCAAGAAGGTGATACTGTTGATGATTTATTTCACGGCTCAGGTGCAGTTATGGAAGTCATAAAGGCGGTGCAGCTCTAATGCAGTACGACTATCGTTGCCCTGATTGCAATACAGTATTAACTATTGAACGTAGTATCCACGAGGAACCTCGTGAGCCTTCTTGCTTTGACTGCCATATCCCAATGGTGCGTAAGTGGGACTCACCTGGTGTCACCTTCAAGGGCAAGGGATTTTATTCTACTGGTGGATAGTGTATGTTAGTCTATCATAAGTATTAGTTGCTTACCTATCTCCCAAGTATAGCGTGGCGGGATTGCTTCAACAAGTTCACCCCAGATCATCCAGTCAATTCCCATTGCTTCGCGTGCTTGTTCAATACTCTTTGCAGTATGTCCACCTTTAGGTATCTCATCACGCATAGATCCATAGATACCTACTGGTTTCCCTTGTTTCTTGTGGTCACATACTGAACCTATTAGTTGCAGGTTGGACTCAAAGAGTCTATGTCTGCGTACTGTCAGATCAAAAGATGAACCACAAAATTGTACTGGGTTAATCAATGGCGCACCTGGTACATTCTCAATCACATAAGGCTTACCACTAGCAATCAATGCCTCTCGTGTCTGAGGTATGAGATCTACTTTGTCCGTGCTCTTACCCTGAGCATTGCGTAGATGCTGAGTGCGTGAGTGTGTCTGACAAGGTGGGCTAGCTGCAATCACATCAAAGGTACGCAAGTAATCTAAGTCTTGCAGTATCTCTAAGCAATCTGCCTGTATAAAAGTAAATGGGTAACGCTTCTGCTTCTTGATGTCGATACCAGTAACCTCGAAGCCAGCATCAGCGTATCCTTTGCTCGCTCCTCCAGCCTTACAGTAAAGATCAAGTAGTCTCATCAGTACCAGCCTCGTCTATCGGAGTGTCCGAGAGCGCGGCACGCACTCCCTCCATAGCGATGATTAAGGTATCGTAGACCGTGAAGGACTTGAAGTTCAGGTTGTCCACTACGCTCTCTAAGGAGTTGAGCAATTCCAAAAGCCGAGCTTCTTGGTTTGCCCGAAGCGTCTCTTGGGCGAGCCAAGTGGTCGAAGCGGGATTCACGGGTCCATAAGGTGACAAGACATCTGATTTGGTCTTGATTGTAACCGAGTGCTCGTGCGTAACTAACTGCAAGTGCCTTGTTTTCACGCTTCTCCTCCATCGTCGCCTTCGTCCGCTCCCGCATCTGCGGGATCTCCGAAGGGAGGTGTGTTGTTCGCTCTGGTATGAATACCCACAGTAAGCCTACTATTACTATCAATGATCCAAGTCTTGCCCTCTTGCTCATCAAAACTCCTTTGTTCATCAAGCAACTGCTTGTATGTCTCTGGGTATAGGTGCGCTAGGCGCACGAGTGCCTTGTCTCTTGCCCGTCTGTAATTGCGGTAGTGGATAGATTGTTTCCCGCTTACCTGTCTACTCTCCATTGATCTTGTCCTCCCACACTATAAGTACATAGACTATCACCATTACCGCAGCTATCCCTAACCAATACATCATACTTTTACCCTCTCATACCTCGTCATAACAGATACCACATAGCCACCAAGCGTGGACTTCGATTACTTCAGACTCCGGTGTATCAACTTCACACCTACTGCACTTAACAGTATCCTCCGTCATAGGCTAGCAGCCCTTACTATCTCGGTGATGTCGAGGGTCTGCCCCACTAGGTGAGCATCTTCCTCATCACTATCCCAAGCAGATACCAGTATGCGTGCCTCTCTTGGCGCAAGGCTGAGCCATTGGATAGCGTGCTCAGCGTTAGCCCCGCCCCACTCTGCTCTCCCGCTCTCGTCCACTACTTCATACAAGAGGATCAGCTCAGACTTACGCGGGTGTATGGTATAGATGTTATTCATTGCCAGCCTCCTCTATAACAGGGCAAGGATACGGAACATACTTAGTAAAGGTGCTGCACTCTGTGCATAGTCCATAACTAGATTGATGCAGCTCAAGATCTTCTCTGCCTTGTGGGTAGTGCGCCAGCGTTATGTATTCTTTACTCATTCTCTTCCTCCTCGAACCCGAACAGCTGCGATAGTGCACTGTTGGCACGCTTGAGATTCTTAATCGCCTCTGCGATCTCCTCCTCTTTGAGATTCTTCTCAGCCTGGTTTATACATAGGTCGAACTTAGCTTCTAAGTATTCTTTATTCATTGCCCTCTCCCTCTCCTTCGTTTACGGGTAGTACTCTACCCTTCCATTGACTTTCGATTACCTTAACCTCGTCCTCGTGTCCTAATAGCGTGCTCCAGTCCCACGCTTTGGGATCTCCGTCGTAGGTCTGCAGCTCCAGCGTTACTAGGTATCGGTCTTTCATAGTGATACTCTCCCATAGGCTAGCAGCTCTCCCTCTCCCATTATTACTGAATTGCAATCATTACAGGTGTACCCGTCAGGGTAGCCCTCCTCCTCAGCTACTGTCAGCAGACCCGCATACTCCGCGTTAGCTGCACACTTAGGACAGACCATTACGCTCTCCTCTACATAGTATCCGTACTCTTTCATTACTTTCCCTCTCTCTCGTGTGTGCAGCAGGTATCGCAATTACCGCAATCCCCGCAGCGGTTATCACGGCTTGATAGGTCATAAGAGGCGGCGCACTTATCGCACTCTCCCTCTTTCCCGTCTCTATACTTAACGATAGTGTTGAGCGTGGTATGGATAGGGCAAGAGCAGCCCTCACCTCCCATAGCCTCATCGAACTCTAAGTGAGAATAGTTATCCTCATAGATCTCATTGATTAACTGCTCTAGTGTGTCCATTAGATAGCTCTCTCTCTCATAATCTGCGGTAGGTTTAGTAATCGTCTAATCTGCGCGAGCTGATCTAGTCTGCCTTGATAATAATTGCGGTCATTACTCTCCGTACCCGTGCTAAGTCTCTCTAGCACCCACTCTGCCTCTACATTTAAGAATTGCTCTAGCTCTTTCATCTACTTACCCTCTCCCTCTAGTAATTTAATCGCCAGGTTTAGAGCCTCGGTAGCCCTCGCCCTCTCTTGCTCGATAGTCTCCTTGCTAAAGCGTGGTGCGGTGCTGGCATCGAATGACTTTTGTATGATGTTTAGATAGTTGATCGCCTCTTTCGTATTCATCTACTTAGCCTCTCCCTCGATCTTGATGTGTGCAGCTACCTTACGGCGCAAGGTATCTAGGCGTAGACTTCTCTCGTCCCCGTGAGTGCCTTGCGTGTCGCAACTAAGTGCAGAATTGATGTCCTTTAACTCTTGTAGCGTAAAAGTCTCCATCATTTAACCCCTTTACTATTAAGATCCGGCTAGGTACCGGCTCCCTCTCCCCTACCCGTAAGCAGGGGAGGAGAGTCACCTACCTAGTGAATTCTTTACCTAAGCACTCCGCCATCGATCCGATACAATAGCCCTCCCCTGTCCACCATATGTTCCCCGATATCCATATAATTAAAGCAATTAGGGCAAAAGCTGCGGGTGCATAGATCAGCACGATGCGCCCTCTCTTAGTTAGTCGCCCTCTCACGCGACTACCTTTAAGCACTCAGCACAAAGCAAGATCGCCCCGTGTTGGTGGTCATTAAATAGGGTTAGATCCTCAGCAATAAAGGAGTAATCGCACCCATAACAAGTCTGTGTCTGTCGCATTACTCTGCCCCTCTTTCCCCTGTTGGGTTGGAACTCGACCAGGATACTGTCTCTACATCATCTCCCTGTTGCTCTAGGTCGTTGATGACCTCTCCCACTAGGTCGGAATAGTAAAGGTAAAGATCTCCTTGCATTAGGTTGATGATGCTTAACTGTTGGCAATTGTGACCCATTTCCGCGCCTCCGCGGTTATCGTAATCGCTAGGCATAGCCGTCCACTCCTCAATTACGCGGTTATTGTAGACAGGTACATAGTTATCAATTAACTCGTGAGATCTATCCTTGACCTCCTCCAAAGTCGCGCCCTGTTCGATCTCTTGCTTGATCTCTTTCACAATTTCGTCATAAGTAGTCATTTAGTTAGATCCCTTTCCAATTAGTGGGGCGGTCTGCTCCCATAGTTTATTCACAATTAAATCGATGTCCTTTAGATCCTCAAAAGAATCGGCATAGGTGTTAGTACCCTCTAAATCGAAGTCGTTCCAAGAATAGCCCGTGTCCTTTTCTAGTGATTCACCGAATGCGATCTCTGTCCCATTAGATAACACGATAGAGATATAGCCAGGGAACTCATAACTAACTCGTGCCCCGCTTGGCGCGGTCTGCTTTACTCTTTCCAATATCTCTTTAATGCCCCAAGTGTTAGCGGTCTCGATATCGTCGAACTCGCCTAGTCTAATCTCGTGCTTTTCCATTTATTTAGATCCTTTCGTGAGTTTATTGTGTAGGTCTGCACACTTTCGGCAGACTAGAGCGGTGAAAGTCTCCCCGCTGTCGTAGCGATAGGGACGAGATAAAAAACCTTTACTCTTTCCACATAGATCGCACATTTATTTAGCCGCCGTTTTGTATCCGCACTTAGGGCACTCTTGATAGTGCTTAAATGGTTTAGTGCTAAGGATCGTATTGCCGTACATCTCTGCATTGCACTTTGGACAGTTCATTTATTTATCTCCTTATCGGATCTATTCGGTAGGTGTATCCGATAGGGCTAACCATACACGACTATGCCCCATAATCAACATCCAGCTGGTCATAGTTTTCTGGTGACTGGTCACAGTAACAAGGTAGACATTTACGGGCTAATTGTCCACAGCTGAAAGGGCTACGAGATCAGCGACAAGGACAGAGCAGAGACCAGACAGAGATAGGACAAGGACAGACCAGGACAGGGATAGATCACCAGGCCCAGATTAGGGCGGTTATTAAATGGAAATGGTTTTCATTAACGGAGTGCCCGAAGTAGAGTCAGCCCCACCGCTTTTGCTGAGAAGTTATCCACAGGCTGTATCCACAGCCAGAGCAGGGCTGGGGATAACCTGGTCAGACCAGACAGGCCGACCCCCCCTTGTTAAATTGTGCAGCGGCTAGGTATATACTCCCCAACAAAAAATATTTGCTAAAGTTAAAGCTGCGATCTAGCCTCTGACCTGCGGTTATATATACTGTGATGTAACTCACATTTAGAAAACGAGAATTGACGGTCATTTCCTGCCTTATATATAGTAAGGGGTTTTAATAGGAAAAGCCCTGAGCAGTTAACGGTATGGCCTCTAGCGAGGCCCC